GCCTCCTCCACGTCGTTGCGGTCCGCGAGCTGGTTGACCAGGCGCTGGGCGTTGCAATCGACGCAGCTCGGGTCATCGCACAGCGACGCGCGGAGGGGCTCGCCCTCCTTCGCGGTGCGGTCGCACCCGTGGTTGCCCGTGACGGTGATCGTGATGACGGAGCGTCCCATAACCAGGACGATGCCACGGACGCCCTGGGCGCGTCTAGGGGCTACTCGTCGTCGACCGGGGAGAAGTCGATGTAGTAGGCGCGGTTGAGCTCGAACGCGTCGACGGCGGCGGGGTTGGTGATCGTCATCGTGACGCGCCCGCTGGGCGTCGCCTCGGACCAACTCGCGTTGGTCTTGGCGTGCGACTCGTCGGAGTCGTAGAGGGCATCGAGGGCGATCTCCGTGTACCCCTCGTGGGGCGTCTTGGCGGTGCAGACCATGCGGGCGCGGACGTTCGACATGGGGCGGACTTTGCCACGGACGGACCTCGAGCGTCCAGGGCTCCGTCCCCTTGACCGGTGGGTGCGGGTGGGCGTAGGCTGGTCGCACGTGACGAACCCCGCGCCGGAGGTCTACCAGACCCCGGCCCAGGTCGAGCCCACCGGGCTCCCTGGCGAGGCGGGGCGGTCCCGGCGTGGTCTGCCAGACCTCGGAGGTCTGACCGGACCAGAGGTATGGCAGGCGAATTCGCGTGGTATAACGCGCGTTTGCCAGACCTGCCAGACCTACCAGACCTGATCGGGCCAGTTTCTGTGGCGCCAATTCTGTGGCGCGCGAAATAGGTCTGGTAGGTCTGGTAGGTCTGACCGGGGCTGTCAGCCCACGGCGGTCGACCTTGGAATGACTCATGTTAGTATAGAGAATTACTCCATATTAACTGAGAGAGGGTGCGTGACGCGATGCGTCAAGTCTTGGTCATACCTCGTGGCAGACCTCTGGGCAGGTCGGGTAGGTCTGGCAGAGATTGGACAGACCAATCGGCGTTGCACGTGGAACCGCTTGCAAGCCAACCAGGGGGCTGTGGTACCGTGACCACGTCATGGGCCGCCCTCCCGCACCGCCACGCCCGCGTGCCCGCCGCGGCAACCGCAAGGAGACCCCGCGCCAGGCCGCCGAGCGTGCCGAGGTCACCCCCGAGCTGCCCACCCAGCTCCCCCGGCGCGGTCCCGACTGCGAGGCTCCCACCGCCTCCACCATGTCCGAGGGCGCCGCCGGCCTGGGCCGTGACGCAGGGGACGCCGACTTCGCGGTCCAGGAGGGGGAGGAGAAGTACGCAGCCCGCAAGATGGCGGCGTACGAGCGGCGACGTGCGTGGTACGCCGAGCGCGCTCGCGTCATGGGCCGCGCGCCCGGGTTCCAGGTCAAGTTCACCCCGGAGCTGCGCCTGGAGTTCCTGGGCGCGCTGGAGCAGTTCGGGGCGATCCTCACCGCCGCCGACTGGTGTGGTGCAACTACCACGACGATCGACAACCACCGCAAGTCCGACCCGACGTTCGAGGAGGAGGTCAAGGCGGCGCTCGAGCGTCACCGCCTGGCCCTCGTCGCCGAGGCACGCCGCCGGGCGATCGACGGCTACCTCGTCCCTGTGTTCGGCAAGGACGGGTTCGTGGGCACGGAGCGCAAGTTCTCCGACTCCCTCCTCACCACCCTCCTCAAGGCCAAGGGTGGCGCCGAGTTCCGCGACAAGGTGGACGTCACCTCCACCAACACCAACGTCAACGTCCCGGTCCCCCCGGTGGTGGCGGACAAGCTCGCGTCCCTCACGCGCGAGCAGCGGGCCGCCCTGCGCCTGCTCCTCGGCCCGGCCGATGCGCCGCCGGCCCCGGTGGCATCACCCTCCGAGGGTGTGGACGAGGGCGACGATCAGGCGCAAGAATGAGTCATGGCTGAGCCCCTCAAGTCCGCCCGCGAGGCCGTGATCCGCAAGGCGGGCCTCCTCCGGGACCTCATGCGCGACGGGCGCGCCTCCGACGACAACGTGGACGAGCTGGAGCAAGAGCTGTGCGACGCCGTGGAGGCGATGCGCGAGGTCCAGGCGGGTCGCAAGCGCAAGCGGAGGGGCTGATCGTGCCCGACTGCGACGGTTGCAAGGCGGCCCTCCGCACCGACTCCCTCCAGCTCTGCCCGTGCTGCCCCGGGAACCGCCCTTCGTTCTGCCAGCGGTGCCACGTGCGGCACATGCTCCAGGCGCACCTGGGCGCCGTGGCCGAGTTCCTCGCCGGGCCCGTCGGGCGCCTGGAGGTGGAGCGCTACGCCTGGGAGGCGCTGCGGTTGATGCTCGAGCCCTACGGACTGGTGTTCTTCAAGGCCGTTGCCGGGCCGCGGATCACCGTCCGCACGCCGAGCGAGGCGTCCCCGGACCCCAAGCTCCCGTTCGACACGTCCGACGTCGGAGGGTGACCGTGTCGAGCTCGACGCCACTGACGATCACGCCCCCGTCCCTCACCATGGAGGACCTCCGGGCGTACGCCCTGGCCTCCGGGATGACCCTGCGCCAGCTCGACAAGCTGGACGCGGAGGACTCGCTGGAGGACTTTTGGCGCCTGGCGTGGCCGATCGTCGAGCCCAACCATCCCTACGTGAGCGACTGGGCCATGGGTGCCATCGCCGAGCATCTCACCGGCGTCCACATGGGGCAGATCCGCAAGCTCCTCATCAACCAGCCCCCGGGCACGGCGAAGTCCCTCACCGTGGACGTCATGTTCCCCGCCTGGGAGTGGGGGCCGCGCAACACGCCGTTCCACCGCTACCTCTGCACCTCCTACGCGCAGCCCCTCAAGGTCCGCGACAATCGCCGGTGCCGCAACGTGATCACGTCGCAGTGGTACCAGGAGCTGTGGGGGGACCGGTTCAAGCTCGTCGGCGATCAGAACACCAAGACCCGGTTCGACAACGACAAGACGGGGTTCAAGATCGCCAGCGCCATGACCGCGGTCATGGGCGAGCGTGGCACGCGCGTCCTGATCGACGACCCGCACTCCCGCGAGGGCGCTGAGTCCGACAAGGAGCGCGAGGCCACCCTGGACACCTTCGTGGAGTCGCTCCCCACCCGCGTCACCGATCGGGAGGTGGACGCCTTCATCATCACGATGCAACGCCTCCACGCGCGCGACGTCTCGGGTCACGCGATCTGGGCTGAGATGGGCTACGTCCACCTGTGTCTCCCCATGCACTACGACCGCCGGCACCCGCACATCTGGGGCGGGTTCGGCCACCGCTGCTACGACCCCGACACCATGGACAAGGAGGACAAGGGCATCGTCCCGCGCCCCACGTGTCACCAGTTCGGCAAGGGTGACCCGCGCACCAAGGACGGCGAGCTGCTCTGTCCCGAGCGGATGCCCAAGACCGTCGTGGTGGAGCTAATGAAAGATCTCAGCTCCCGAGGAGGCTCCGTCGCCGTGGCCGGCCAGCTCGAGCAACTCCCCACGCCGCGCGGTGGCGGGAAGTTCCAGGCCATGTGGTGGCAGTACCTCTCCCAGGCCCCCGGCCTCGGTGGGCTGCGCGTCGTGTGCCGCTGGGACCTCGCCGACACCCAGGACGGCGGGGACTGGACCGTGCGCGTCAAGAGCGTGTTCCTCCCCAAGCCCCTGGAGCACTACGTCATCCTGGACGTCAAGCGCTGGCAGCGCTCCACCGGTGGCGTCGACGCGGCGATCATGGAGACCGCCCTCCAGGACGGCGACGACGTGGAGCACTGGTTCCCCGACGACGGGTCCGGGTCGCGCAAGAACAGCATCGGCAAGATCTTCCGCGAGCTGTCCAAGGCGTCGCCCTCGCGGCCCTCGGTCACCCCTCGGCGGATCGGGTTCGAGCGCGAGACGAAGGAGCTGGAGCTGCGCGCCGCGGCGTTCGCCGGGTACCTGGAGACCCTCAACGTGTTCCTGGTGAGGGGGCCGTGGAATGACTCATTCGTCGCCGAGCACAGTGAGTTTCCTCGGGGCGCCCACGACGACATGATCTCCGCCAACGCGGGGTGCTACAACCAGTTCCTCACGGTGGGGGAGCCGGTGGTCCCGGACGTGCGCCCCATGATGGCCTACGGTGGACGCTAGGGGCCCCGCTGTGCGAGGGTAGGGCCCATGTCCGACGAGTCCAAGGCCCTGGTCAAGGTCGCGCCAGGCGCGGTAGCGCAACGTCCAGGGATGATGACCCGGGCGATGGGGAGGATCTCCGAATTCTTCGGGTTCCGCCGCAAGGTGCCACCGAGCGAGACGGTGGGCACGTCGGGTACCGGCGTGTTCGGCGGGTTCGTCCAGTCGCGGGAGAAGTCGGCGGACCTGATCGGCGTCCAGCGTTTCCACACCTTCCACGACCTGCTCGTCAACACGTCGATCACCGCGGCCAGCGCGCGCTACTTCCTGGCGCTGCTCGCGGCGACCAACTGGCGGGTCAAGCCGTCGGAGCGGAGCAAGAGCAAGGCGCGCGCGGACGAGGTGGCGGAGGCGTTCGACAACTGCATCACGGACCGCTCCATGACGGTGACGTGGCGCAAGGTCGTTCGGCGCGGGGCGCTCCACCGGTTCCACGGGGCGGGGGTCCAGGAGTGGACGACCTACAAGCGCAAGGACGGGTGGATCGGTTTCGCCGGCATTGAGGCCCGTCCGATGCACACGATCACCATGTTCGACGTCGACGAGGTGGGCCACGTCCTGGGCTTCACCCAGCAGAGTCCGATGACCCAGCGGATGTCGTACCTGCCCCGGGGCAAGTGCGTCTACATGGTGGACGACGCCTTGGACGACTCGCCGATCGGCACCGGCCTCATGCGCCACGTCGTCGAGACCTCGCGCGTCCTGCGCCGCCTGCTCCAGCTCGAGGGGCACGGGTACGAGACGGACCTCGCGGGGACGCCGCTGATCTACGCGCCGATGGCCTACCTCAACGAGCTGGTCCGCACGAACAAGATGTCCGCGGAGATGCGGGACAGCATCATCAACGACCTCAAGACGTTCGGGGAGAACCACATCGTGAGCCCCGCGCGCTACGCGATGATCGACTCCCTCTGTTACCCGCAGCCCACGGGGGACACCCTCACCAACCAGCCGATGTTCAAGATCGAGACCCTCCGGGCCGGCGGGCAGACCGCCAAGGAGATCGGCGCCAGCATCCTCCGCCTGGAGCACGACATCGCGCGCATCCTCGGCACCGAGTCCCTCCTCATGGGTGCCACGCCCAACGGCACCCAGGCCCTCGCGCGCGTCAAGACCGAGGTCCTGGGCGCCACCTGCTCGTCCACCAACGACGACATGGCGGACAGCTACGACGCCGACCTCGTCCGCCCGTGGGGCATCCTCAATGGCGTCGAGGACGAGGACCTCCCCACGCTCGAGCCCGACGCGATCCAGCTCCGCGACGTGGAGCAGATCGCCGGCGTCATCGAGGGCCTCGCGCGCGCGGGCGCCGTCCTCGACCCCGAGGACCCGGCGATCAACGCCGTTCGCCGCGCCGCGGGCCTCCCCGACGCGCCGGAGATCTCTCCCGAGATCGTCACCGCCCTCCGCAACCAGTCCATCGGCCTCATGGCCGACGGGTCGACGCCCCCGGCACCTGGCCAGGGGTTCGGCGGCGGGGACGGTGGTGAGGGTGACGACGACGAGGTCCCCGAGCCGGACGACGGGGG